TTAGAACTTCTTCCCACTGAATTTAGTGTTTGAGTCCTCTCCATTGTACCGCCTAATTCACCAGTGATACATAGCAATTCTGCTATCAAGTCACCTTCATCTTTAGTTTGAGTCATAGTCTAGGAATGTATGTACGAACTTTATCTGGTATAAGTGGAAGTACTTCACTTTCAACTTTATCGACAATTTTATCGACGATACTTATATCTATATCCATAAATGGAGGGATAATTCCAAGTAATCGTAGAGTGCCATCAAGAAACAATGCCAGGCATGTAAATCCAAGAATCATGGAAATGATAGTAGCATCTCTATTATGCTTACGCATTGACGCTTCATCAATTGCCCGTGCTTCTTCAAGTGCATCTGCTATAAGTTGATCAACTTGCTCCTTAGTATAGGTAAGTTGAGGAACGATCTCACGGATCTTATCTTCAGACATGGTAATCACAAGTTAGAGCAACAATGCTCCTATTACTAATCCTTTACCAAAGGATAACACGAGCATTTGGTAGTCTGTTAGATTGAATTTATCTTGGAGTTTCTTCGCTAAATTGCGATCCCAAGCAACAACCTTATCGAAATACTTTTTAATCATAGCATACCTGTCAAGTTTTAGGGTGGTTAAAGTTTTCTGATCCACCTCCCGCCCAAGGCGAGTGCTTCTCAGTAGCTAATCTATACATTTTTTCATGCATAGTTATATTATCTGCAATCTCTTCTTCTGGTCTTGGATTTTCGTTTGGGTCTGTCGCTATTGGCATTGTATCATGTGGATGGGGTACGTCGTCAAACCAGGTATCTAGCGGTAACCTGTGTAACGGTTTCTTCATTTTTTATTAGATTTCCATTTTCCTGTTCTTTTATCTAGTGTTCTAACTTCTCCTTTACGCAATGGTTTTTGTGCTTTCGTGACACGAATATCCCCTCTTGCCTTCATTCTCTCTTTAGCAGCTAGAGCATCTTTGGTAAAATCTTTCCACCTTTTACCATGTGTTAACTGAAGTTTTCTGTCAGCAACGGCCTTCGTGTTTTCAGCACGTTTCTGCTCATCAGATTTTTCATTGATGTTTTGCATTGAATTCCTTAAATGAGGATTGACAATCAGGTGGTTCTGGATATGAATATCCTTTAATTTTCATCCATTTGTTATGCATTGCACCTAATATCCAAGATTGAGATAGACTCTTAGGTCCATTCTCTAACAACTCAAGTTGCTTCTTGTTACTTGTGTATGCTTTGTATTCTTCTCTCCAGTTGGAGTCATCGAAGTCTGTCATTTTTTATAATGATATGAAGGTTTGTTGGTTTTGCCTAGTTTACCACTGCGTACCTTAGTACCAGAGGTCTCACCATCACCTTTAGGGTGTTTGCCAGCAGCAGATTTTCCTAAATTAACGGATTTTCCTGGTTTCTTAGACTCAGTATCGTGCAATCTTGCTGGTTTACTCTTGTCTTTGGTTATCACGGATTCTTGACCGTGTTTGCGTCCTAGACGACGCATTGTTTTCCCAAATCTACGTTTAGACATTTTATCAGGTTTTGATGTCTGATAGGAAACCTCTCGGCCAGTTTGTCCACTGCCATACTTGTATTCCCCAACACCTTTCTTGTACCCGATACCCTTCTTCTTTAGATCTTTTTCAAGACCCTTTCTCTTACTACGATTTCCAGACTCACTATCTCCACGGTCAGCAGAAATATTCCCAGTTACCTGAGTTTTAGATTTCTTAAGCATCCTAGCAGTAGGATTCCCTTCCATGAATTGCTTGTAAGTCTTCATTGATCCTTAGTATCTTCCGTATTATTTAGTTGCTTCATTACTTCCTTATGATGTTCGGAAGCTCTCTTAATAGAATCATAGTATCTTTCTAGTTGCTCTTTCTTTTCTTCTGGTGTTAGCATTACCATTTTCCGATAGGACAGTGCATTGACGGAATTCTGACCTTGATCGGCATAATACACCCACATTGACTGCAAATACTCAGTCTTTGTAGGTGCTCACACTTCTGGCATATCCCCATCCTAGTATTTGCTTGTCTAGGAGCAGGTCTATTGCTTAAAAAGTCTTTAATTTCGTCCATTTAAGCGTTTGATCATCATTTTCGTCGATTTCCTGATTTGACGCAATCGTGCAGAGGCAGCTTTACTCTTCCAGTTGCGTCCCCTTTTCCTCGGTGTTTCGTGTTTCTTGAGCAGCATCGACCTTTGCATCATCAGGTGTACTATTTAGGTATCCTTGCTTAAAATCTTCGACTTGACTTAAGACCTCTGGATCCACTGGTGGACCTGATTGTACTACAGGACATAAGAGAGCAGTTGCACCATCAGGACGTTTAATCCTAAAAACCGTCCGATTTCTTTCACACATCGTAAGAAGGAAACTTAGGTTAGATGAAGCTTCTGATTCAGTAACATCTTGTATTTCATTCATTTTCTAAAAAGCTGAATTGATAAGTCCGAATTTCTGCCTCTGTGACTGCTTCGATACCTGCTATGGTCTCTGCAAAACCCTCGGCACCCTCTCTATCCCATTTCCATTCCACTCTTTTGAGTTCACCCTCATCAGAGAGGATAGTAACACTCCTGTCGGAAAAATTAATGATAATTTCTTCAACCTGTGAGTCGCACATCAGATTATTTCGGATACTCGTAGTATAACATAGGTGTCAAGTCAATTCAAGTATATAGTCTTTGCAGTGAGTTTCATGGTCTTCTTCGCTGTAAGAGTCATAGGACCATCTGTAGCATTTGCTGTAACTGACACTTTTGCATCCAAAGCGTATGCACCATCTTCAACATCAATTGTATAACCACCCTTCTCAACAGTATGGGTAGCACCACCAGCAGCACAAGTCATCATATATGGACCTGGTGTAGTAATAGAATAAGGTGGAATTTCAGTAGTTGATGATTTAATCTGTTTAAAGTTAATTGGACCACCTACATTACAGAAACGTCCACCAGAAGGTGCTTTAGGATCTAAGTAATTTAAGTTTTCTGTTAATGAGCAAGCATTAAAGGTAATAGCATTACCAGCATTGATAGTAAATTCTCCTGGACTGTATGTCTGTGTCTTATATGTGCTCTTAAAACTAGATCCAGCAATAACCATATCACGAGCACCTAACTCAAAGTTAGTTAAGTTGAGTTTTAGTCCACTACCAGCAAACTGTAAATCAACGTCACTACCGAATGAAACTTGGTGTTTCTGGATTTTACCAGCAGAACCACCTGACTTACCATTCTTATCAACCTGTTTTGCTGCTCCTTGAGCATTAAATGCCATCATTCCACCAACGGTAACATGCATATCACCAGTTACATGTAAACGATAATCACCTTCAATGGTACGACAATAATCTCCATCAACTGTCTTACACTCATCACCATGCACTTCAAGAGTATGGTTACCTGCATAAGTTGAATGGTCTGCAACCATATTACCTTCATCACTTTCTGAGGTACCACCAGTTGCTGTTTTAGTAGATGCTGCTACAAAATCTGCTAATTCTTTATCAGTTATATTTGGATTTTTCCTTCTTGCTTCTTGTTTTGCCTTATATTGTGCTAATTGAGCATTATTTTGCTTAATTGAGTGGAATGTTGACCCAGATGCCTTTTTAGTAATAGTTGCTTGTCTACCAGGTGTGCCCATTTGTGTTTCATAAGCACCACTAACATAATTCGTTGCATCAGTCAAATATGGGTCTGCCTCTGCTAAGAAAGAATCTAAGAAACCTCCACCACCATCTTGATTTGCTTGTCCATTCTCACAACTACCTTTATTTGACCCCATCAATGCCTTTAATTTAGCCAAATCAGCAGGAGTACATTTAGTAGTACCAAAGAATGGTTGCCAACCTACATTATCACCACCATCATTTGCCGACCTATCACACTGAGGTTTTAGTTTAGTAAAGAATAATGCTAATATACCTGCAAATAATCCACCAGCACCAGTTCCACCAGGAACAGCAATTTCATTAATATCGAATTTCTCATCCATGATACCTGTGCCTGATGCCCACTTTTCCATAATACTACCAATTCCTGCTTGACCAGAAACTAGACCCTTAACTGTTTTAAGAATTCCACTAAGATTCCCAATCATTCCTTGCACACTACAAGTAATAGAATTTAAAGTCTCTTCAAGTCCTTTAGTTGCCATTTCTGCTTTTGAAATGACTCCATTTAACTGACTCTTAATTAAACCCTCAATTGTAGCGATTGGAGCTGAAATAAGAGAAGAAAGTTGAGCATCTAATCCGCAAATCGACCCTAATAATGCTTGTAGTGCTTGCTCAATAACTTTAAAACTTTCGTTGGGTACACCTGTAAAGGATTGCTTAAATGACTCATTTTCGATTTTTTGGACTAACTCGTCTAATTGCATCCTCATAGCAGAAATCACCTGAGAGAATAATGCTCCTAGGTAATTTTTAATCTTTCCTGTCAATTTCTCCATCGTAACCAACTTACCTTCGACAACATCGATAAAATCGCCATTATCGCTTCTTACAAGTTGACTAGCAGATACTGAAACATCCTCTAAAAGGTAACCTAGCTGATATTCCATAGTTTTGTATGGACCACCTACACCGTTAGCAGCAGGAATTGGATTTTCGGGACTTCTTGGTTTTTGGGGATTACTGCTACTTCCTGCTTGTCCAGGCTTATTTGCATTATTAAAAGGTGCTCCAAAACTACCTGGTCCCACTGTTTCTTGTTGTGGACCAATAGCGACAGAATTGGATTCTGGAGGTTCTCCAGTATTATCCTCCATAACGTTAGATTCACCAGGTGGCAAAGTTGCTGGATTAGGTGATACACCGTCTGGATACTCTTGTGATGAAAATATAAACTTCTTCTTTTTCTTCTTATATCCAATATGCGACCTCATAACACCCATAACAAGAGGCATTTGAGCATCTTGTCCATCCATAAAGAATCCCATGACAATTGCACCAGGTTGCAACCATCCACTAGATTTACCTAATCCCCAAGACCCTGCTTGGTCTGTAGGTTGTAAAACTGTAGCCCAAGGCAAATCATCGGTTTTTAGCTCTGTAGCAGTACCACCTTTTGGAGTTGTATAGTAGTTTAATACCCTACACTTAACACGACCAATATGGAGTGGATCTTCATTATCCTCTACTTCGCCAATCCACCAATAAAAGCCATCTTTACCTACAAAGTTGGTAGTACTTTCATTAAGTATATTGTCAACGTTGTTAGTACTGACTGTCATGAATCTAAATTTTTTAAGTATTTATTGAAAAACCCTAGGAGGTAAAAAATGTGCCGAGTTTTTTTCCCGCCTTTTTGGGAACTAAAAGTCGAATTATATATGCCATCAGAGGGATTTGAACCCCCGACCTTGGCTTTACAAAAGCCCTGCACTACCACTGTGCTATGATGGCTTGATTTTGTTGAGTCGGTACATCTCATCACCCCCGAAAACTTTGAGTCCTCCAGGAGTAACAGCTTTGTCTTTACTTTCGTAAATGTCCTTGGTGATACGTACTTCAGATGTCACAATGCCACCTGCAATGATACATTGATTACCAACAACACTTCCACGCCAAGACTGTCCATCCCACGTGAATATCATATCACAATTAGCGTTTCTTGTCCAGTCTAAATTATAGTTTTCTACAACAATACTATTCGGGAGACGCTCCACCAGTCGATGATACTTCTCCCGATATGGTTTATCTGGTCCTTCACTCCTCTTCCATTGCTTAGAATGGTATCCTCCTTCTACTTTCTCCCATAGAAGGAATACCTGACTAAATTCGGTTGGGAATGATTGTGCTTGTCTTTTGTTATTATATAATCCTAAGAGATAGGATTCAAATTCAGTCGTCAAAGACTTTGCATTCTGGCTCACTTGGATTCATCTCACAAAATAATTCTATACAGTTTGGATCGTGATGATCTCCTGCTACGATCTCAGCATGATGATTGTGCTCATACACTTCTAATTCATGTAGCTCCTCTTTAATATGCCTTCTTGTTTGAGGTGAAATTTGAGGATCAGATAATACAGCCTTGTCGTGCTCTATGTGTGCTTCAATTGTTGTCATAGGAAGTTACCCCTAGTTATACGTTACTATTTAGGTATTGGAACCGAATCCCGACACAACATTAACTCAGTATAGAGTGTTTGATTGGCATATTTATGACGTAGACCTGAAATCACATAGCGTCCGCTATACTTATAGTCTATCTCAATCCTACTACCAACTGGTTTTGTCTTAGGAATTTTAATATCGACTCCATATCCTGAGTATAAGTCAAGATTACCTGGAATGACAACCAACAACTGTACATTTTTTAGGGATTGCACACGTAAGTGCTGATAAGACTGTAGATATGGTATCTCATCATAGTTTTTTGATTCCTCTGTCTTCTTACCGAAAGAGAAACTTCCTACCTTCCAACGAGGTTTATCATACATCCTATTAGGTAAGAAATCATATCTAATTCTCTTAGGATTCTGAATCAATTTCTTAATGTCTTCATCATATGTTTCAACAGGATTCTTAGAGGTTGACTTACCTACATGAGACATCTTACCCCAAAACTCACTGATGTCATACTCATGAGCATGGGTAGCAGTCAACATATCTTTTGATATCTTTCCGTTAGCAAACATGTTAGGGTCAAACCCTACACTATATCCTGACCACGCACCTTGTCTTAGTCCTGTTAAGTAATCTCTATCATTAGGGAACACAATACCTTCAATCTTATAGTCATCATTGTCTTCATCACCTGATTTCTTAGGTGAATAAGTGTATTCATATAGTCTTGCCTTACCTTCAGTCATATCACTATCACTATCATATGACATTGCATTGACATCATCTATAATCTTATCAATAGACTTGAAATGATATCCCATTATGTTTTCCCAGAATAGGAAACCATTCTGTTTCTCATCCTTTGCACCACCACCAGCAGCCCTAACAGTCCTCTTTGCTATCCAATAAATCATGTCCATGATTCTCCAGTTGGATGCAACAAAGATATGTTTATTCACTGTCTTCTCTGTATGCAATCTCTTCCTGGTATTGAGGTAATCTTTACCCTCAATCATTTCCGTAATCATCTCACTTGCTTCTACCTTATTATTAAACAGAGTCTTAGTGTTACCAAACACAGTCAGCACTTCATTCTTTAGAAACTCATCAGAGACACACTTAACTGTGTATGCTTCCACATTACCTGATCTTACCCTATCCTTAATAGTATATGCTCTCAATAAATAGGTTGCTTTCTTTTGTGTAGTCTCAAGTTTCAACTCCCATATCTCACTACCATTAAGAGTACCAATAACTCCACTAGCATCTTCAAGTATAATCTCACCTTCAAACGTTGCTTGACCAATACTTTCAGTAACAAACGCTGCTGTAACTAAGACACCAAGATCAGTAGCACCCTCAGCATTCTCTACATACTCACCATCACGTTTGATTTTGAGACCAATTGATACATCAGTAGATGTCTGTCGCTTCATTGCCATAGTTTATTTCCAGATACTATTGTACGATTGTAATTGGTCAACCAAACTTGATGATGGTTTGCCACCTCCACCAACAACAGTTGGTTTCTTACTTGCTGCTGCTCCTTTAGCAGCAGAGACTTGTTTCATTGAGGAAGCACTAATCTGTGCAATCTTTGCTTCCTCTAACGCAGCAAGTTCCTGTGCCTTCATAATGGCTTCCATTGCTGCTTTCTGTTTCTCTTTCTTTGAGTCACCCTTCATACCTCTAACTGCATCTGTTGCCTTAGTCATCACTCCTTGTGCAGTTGAGCTAACCTTATTCCATGCTCCTGTTGCTAACTTCTTAACTCCACTAGCAGCCTTCTTAATCTGACCACCCAAGAACATTGGTTGTGGCGTAGGTATCACAGGATTAAAGACACCACCATGAGACATCAGATTAATAACTGGTTGGATTGTAGGTTGTATGATACCACCTGCATCCATCCCTCTCCTGTTCCAAAGTCTTGCTACCTCTTCAGGGGCTATCCCTGCTTTGATTGCTATGTTTCCAGGTGAATTTTTAGCCTTCTCATATAATCTATTCGCTGCTGTGCCTGGTATATCTTTATTGATATTAAAGGCCATGTCTGATTTGAAGTTAGGATTTCCTAGAGTCTCCTGCCTAACCCAATCCATCTTCTTAAGGAGTGCCTTCTTAATAGCTGGTTCAATACTTTCATTACTTTCAATTTGTTTAGTCCCTTCATTAAATGCCCACTCACTCATATTAGCAATAGTCCTACCAAAGTTTATCATCTTACCATCTCTGTCCATATGGAGCCTTGTGCTCTGATTATAAAACTCAGGATCACTATCAAGTAATTCATTATGTTGTTTCATAAACTGTAGTAATGAAGGTCCAGCAGCTTCTACTAACTGTCTCATGTCCATCTCACCACCTTCTGCATACCCCTTAATTTCAGGGAAGAAATTGTTTATATTAACTGGACCACCTTCAGACCTACCAGGTACTTTGTATCCTGCACTAGAGGCTTGCCTCATCCTCCGACCTGTTAGTCCAGAGTCTTTCCTTGTAGCAGGAGTATCAAATGGTACTACAAACCCACCACGAGATCTCTGTGCAACATACTCTGTGCCATGACCTATAAATGATGTGCTCCTACCACCATCAAGTGATACAGGATAACCTGACTGTGGTCCATGTATCCATCCACCAGCAGCTTTTTTTGGTATTTTTGGATACTTTGCTTCAAGTTCTTCTTTTTGCCTGACTGTTTGCTCGTAAAGCTTAGGATCAAATTCACCTTCGGTATCATTTTCAAGACTCTCAATCCTGTCCATTAGATTTGAATATTTAATACTATCCTCTTCTGATACTTTATTTCCATTGATGAAGGTACCACCCTCCTCACCGTCTTCTTCCTCATCATCACCCTTAAGCCCTTCCTTGAGGGCCAAGCCAGCACCAATGAGCAACCCAATGACACCTAACCTCTTGATCATTTTCTTCGAGGTCATCTTCAACCCTTTAGCAAACACCTTAAAGAGTTTCTTTAAGTCTTTCACTAGCTTCATAGGATTCTTCAGCCATCGTATAGCAAGGAAGAGTCCAGCAAAATTAGTAACTAACTGGAAGAGACCAACTATTTTCTCCCACCAGTTACCCTCAATCATTTTTCGTAGTCCTTCTAGTCCATTTATTACTCTATCAGTAAGGAACTTTGCTACAAACCCAAAGAATTTCATCAATGCACCGACAATATTCTTTATCGCCTTCATATTCTTGGGGTCTGACAACCACTTCATCACTGGACCAGCGATGGCAAGCACTATTATATCTTTGAATACACCTAGGAGGTTCATCAACCAACCTCCACCTGGTGATTCCTGCTCCTCTCCTTCTCCACTACCTTCATCAGGTATCGGTCCTTCTCCAGGTGCTTTATTAAATGTTGGTACAAAATCTACCTTAGCACCATCAGTCATCTTTTTGAATGCTTCTACCTGAGCATCCTTAGTCTCTAATAAGATATCAGCAATGGAATTCCATGTCTTACCTAAATCATTCGTTGCTTTAGTATTAAAGTTAACTGCCTTTACTACTCCTTCGCAGCATTCTTTATCACCCTTGCCCTCCTTGGCTGGAGCAACAACCTTTGCAAAATTTATTTTACCACCTTTCTTTACTGCTGATGCCATTAGATTTTATCTAGTAGGGGTGATCTTGAGCCTTGTATTACTCCTTCTCCACTATTTATTGGCATCGGTATATGAACAGCAACTCCCTTGATAATTGGCATTGCAAACGGTATAACATCATCACCCAAGTCCTCTTCATTTAATGAATACTCTTCAGACATCCCTCCTAACTCACCACCTTCTGACATTGGTTGGAAATGTGACATAGGTATGTGAGTAAACTCTCCACCATCAGCAAAGTTTTCCATATCAGTTTCCATTTCTGATTTATCTGCTTCTGCTTTCTCTTCTGCCTCAGTTGGAGGATCTTTAGCATCCTTGTTACCTGTAATCCAACCTGTGATTGTACTTAGATCAGGTAATTTACTAAGTATGCTATCTAACTTACCTTTAATACCACCCAGACCAATAGATTCGATCATCTTATCCTCACCTTCCTTAAAGTTTGGTGCCTCTGGGAACATGTCAGGAAGTAAATCCCTTGCAAACATATAAGCATCAAGCATTAGAGATAATCTAGGACCAAATGGTACGAAACCTAATCCAATTGGAGGTGGTAGACCAGACAAGTCAAGTATACCTGACGCACCTTCTATAAGACCACCAACACTATCTCCTTGAGCAAACCTATCATAGGCAAACACCATGTTAACGATACCACCAATGATATCAATTGCTTTTGGTCCTATCGCATTCAACACTGGACCTAGGCTAGTTATACTTTTAGCACCCTTCTTCTTCAGGACTTTCTGAATCCATGAGAAGATAGGTATCTTCTTCAATTGTTTTTCAATTACTCCACCCAAACCTTTCAACTTTGAAAACAGAGGTTTTAAATGCTTCTTGGCAGGGTTTAAAACCTTCTCGATGATAATATTCTTTGCTTTATCACCATACTTTCTCATTAAATCACCAAACCCACCCCATGCATTCTTGATCTTCGACTGCAGCTGCTTTCCATAGTCTAAAGCTGCATTCCCAACAAACTTTGCCCCTTTTTTAATACCCTTCCCAGCCCAATCAATACCAGACTGAATATTCTTAAACCCACCAGAGAAGAAGTCACCTATTCCCTTCCCTGCTTTTCCTACATCTACCTTGGGTAATAAGTTTTGAAGATTCTTTGTTAATTTCTTTGGATCTAAAGCCTTAGTTAAATTATCAATACCACCAGTAATATTCTTACCAATCTTAGAGTCTGTTATCTTGGAGATAATACCCTTTGACTTCTTAGCATCATTTAATTTATCTGCTCCTTTAAGAGCATCCTTGGTCGCATCTGCTGCACCCTTAATACCCTTAGCACCCTTTCCAGCCTTCTTCCTCCACCAGTTTTGGAATTTTTTTACCAGATCCATAGTTTTCTCAATGAAACCAGCTAGGTTTTGAGTCAGTGCGATGATACCCATCATCAAACCGAAAGGATTCATTAGAGCTGCTAGCCCTAGGAATCCCAACAGCATCTGGCCAAATCCTTTTAACCTCTCCCAAAATGGTGCGTTAGAATCAAATACCTTACCCATACCGCCGAGAAGATTCTCGACAGATCCCTTAACCCACTTCGCTAAGAAACCAAAGACCTTTTGAACAGTTTCTACAGCCCACTGTATTGTCTTAGCACTCTTTGGATCCTTCATGTAGTCAAAGACTGCCTTAGTTATTACTAGGCTAATCAAACCACCTAAGAACTCACTGAATGGTCCAAAGACTTGCTCTAACCAACCACCTGCTTCCTTAGTTGTCTTATCATCTTGCAGGTCAGCATCCTTACCTTCGTTAATGTTACCTTGACCTGGACCATCAGGTAATATCTTACCCTCTTGTTCATTCTCAGCAGCTCTATCCTTCTCTAACCGAGCTTGCTTCTTCTTTTTCTTCTGTTGATACTTCTGAAATGCTATCGTTGCACCAGCAATCGACTTCATTTCCTGAGCTATCTTACCAATACTATTACTAACTTGCCCTAACTGATTGATAGCACGAGTATTTTGACCTAAGGCTTTAACTACCGCAGGTTTACCAGCAGCACTGTCAGGTTTGGTGGGTTTGTATGTAACTAACTTAGCCATTGGCTGCTTGTCTTTCTTTGTGTCGTTTCTCTTCTTCCTTAAGGAAGTTTATAAGCATATGAATATAGATTTCCTTTTCAAATGGTATAAGGTTGTCTATGTATTCAATGTTCCACTTATGATGATGCATCAAAGCAAAGTTGCCTTCATAATATGACCTAAGATCCCCATGCAGTAGGGCTACTCGAAAAAAGATGCAAGACCCTCAAGTGTCACCTCATTTTCAACTCCAGTCTCAGGGTTTGTTACCTTCAATGTATGAGATAACTTAGGCATAGTCTCAAAGAATTCTTGAACCTTTGCGAATTGTCCTGAGTTCATATCATCGAAGAAAGATAACAACTCTTTCTTACTGGACTCTTTAGCATCATATACTTGTTCGGTATCAGCAATAGTTTCAACACATGCTGCTGCCATTTCAAAGACTTGATCCATACCAGGATCATCACCAACAAGATTTAACTTGACAAACATATCAAAGGATGGATAACCCATAGTGACAATGATATCATCACTGAGTTTCAACTCTCTCTTATGTTTTGGATCTGTTTTAATCTCAATATCATCTAGTGGTATTGATACAGGTACCTGTGTTGTATTATCATCAGGGCAAGTAATATTTACATTAACTGCCTCACCAACTGACCTCGTTCTAATTTTTAAGAAGAGGTATTCAATATCAAAGGTTGATAAATCCTTCAATGACCTGAGACTCGTGCATGATAGGAGAATATTCTTGACTGCATCAATCATATCCTTCTGCTCACCGCTTTCCATTGCTAGGTAGAGAAGTTTCTCCTCCTTGACCAGGAAAGGTCTATACTTTACACTCTTCCCATTGGAAGGTAGCTTGAGATTATACTCAGGGACGTTTAACTTAGGTAATGCCATAGAATTCACTTCAGTACAGTTATTTATTCAAAAACCCTAGAGGTCAAAAAATATGCTGAGATTTTTTCTCGACTTCTGGGGAACCGAAGGTCGGTTTTGGTTTAGACAGTAGTTGTATTAGATGCTGCTGAAGTATCAGGTTCATCAGGATTGTAGTACTCTACAGGCATTGGACCAGGAGTACTCATGTTTTGATTTGGATCTCTCCAGTCATCCCCCTCCTGTCCAGTGAATGTAGTAGATGCTATACGATTAGCACTACTATCAAACTTATTATCGGCATAGAATCTATACCTCTCGTAGTAGAATCCAACAGACAAATTCAAAGTCGATGCTGTCTCATTGGTTAACGTTAATGATCCTATGTTGAATGGAAATACATTTCTCATGTCATAGATTCCTACCAATTGATCAATCTTATACTGTGGTACATTTTCTAACTTGATACCTAATGACTTAATCTTATCAAGAAACTCTGTAGTATAAGGTACCTTATTTCCTCCACCTCTTTCCCACTTAAAAACTTTTAGACTAGGACAAACATAACTGTCATAATAATCTGTGAATTGATTAGAATCACTAGACATTAACTGTATCCATCTCTCAAAGATGTTACGAGTAACATGTGACCTTGGTAGTAAGAAGTCTATTTGAATCTGACTGAATGTAGATGAAGTAGCATAGTTATATGCAGAACCTACATTAGTGATAGAAGATGTAGTTACCTGTCTGCTAGGTAGGTTAACACTATTTGCATAGAAGTTTAACAAGTTAGCATTGTCACCTGTCTCTAATTGAAAAGTCTTACCACTATAATAAGATACTCCATCCATTCCATTCAGTCCACCAAATATCTTTGGTGTAGTAAACTGAACTGAATATCTATTGCTATACGACGGAGCATTCTTATTATTTTTAAACCACCCCATCATCTGACTCAAGGGTGCTTTAGGTGTGCCACTCGCAATTGATTTAAAATTTTGATTCTGATATGCCATTATACTTTAAGTTCTTTTTCAGTAATGATTTGAAACTGCCATCCTAATTGCTTACAAAATTTCTGAGCCGCTTTCCACTTTGCACGGTTGACACTGTATGTAACAACCTCTCTTATATATTTCTTATCAATTCTTTTCTGCGTCTTAGGTTCTTTTGTTTGATATAGGGGCTTCACCTCAACCATATACTTTTTACCCTTCACTTTAATATAAAAGTCAGGGAAATATCTATGGCGTTTGCCATCAACAGGACTGATATAAGGGACGACAATCTCTTCACTACCCCACTCGGTTACTGACGTTGATGTGTCTGCCCACACCATGAATTTGTATTCCCAAGAGGATCGATAAACAATATTAAGTGGGTTGCCTTTATACTTCCGAGGGAATCGGCATGTATACTTACCCTTGTACCTCATAAATAGACATAGCAAGTAGTGAAACTATTTAGGACGAATGACAGCAACTTTAAAATATCCCACAAGAGTACCTGTCGTAGGAAGAGATGAGCATGGTGTTGAAGGAAGCACTGGCTCTGTTGACTACTTACGCATCAGGAAATTTGAAATCGATTTTGATGCAGCACCAAGAGGATATGGAGGAGCAAACCTACCAGGTGGTAGACAAAATGTTAAGTTGGATAATACAACTGCTTACCTAGCAATGCCAGCAGGATTATCAGCAGCATACCAAGCAGACTATTCAACAGTTGATGTAGGTCAATCAGGTGTAATGGGATTGCAGATGGCTGGCACTGCAATGGGTGACAGTAAGAATAAAGCAGATGAAATCACAGGAGCAATTCAAACTGCTGCTTCTAGTATGTTTCCAGAGATAGCATTCAATAAAGGTGCTAGTCTGGGATCTAGTCTTGCTAATTTTGCAGGGATGGAGACACAGTTAGATGGTAAGTCTGCAATGGCATTAACGAAAGGAAAGATAATGAATCCTTTCACTGAGCAAGTCTTTAATGGTGTATCATTTAGAAACCATTCATTCTCTTGGAAGATGTTTGCTCGTAACAAGAAAGAAGGAGAAGAGATAATCAAAATCATTCAATACATAAAGACAGGTATGTTACCTGCTTATGGTAACGCAGAGATGGCAGACAAAGGTTCAAATGATAATAATAGTTGGACGTATAACAAAGAGACAGGTGTGATGACCGTCACTAAGAATGTTGAAGGTGATGGTAATGAGCAGACAACAGAACCGTCAACAACAAAAGTTAATTTGAAAGGAAGATTTCTTAAGACACCTAAAAGATTTAACTTAGAGTTTGTAAGACTGGAACCAGGCAATGGAAGCACAGGTCTTAGAAGGCTTCCACACTACAGATTCCAACCATGTATCTGTACAGGTTTCAACGTAAACTATACTCCTGATGGTCAGTATGTATCTTTTAAAGATGCCGTCTCTCAATTCACAAACGATAGTAAGACACCACTAAAAAATATTATGGTACCTGCGGTGCAAATAGAAGTATCATTTGCAGAAACTAAAATACTCACACAAGAAGACGCTGAAAGAGGTTACTAAATGTCAAAATTCTTTTCCAATTTACCCAATGTATATGTCGGTGTTGAAGGTGCCGATGAAATCATATCTTACAAGAAGGTAAAAAATATATTCAGACGAGTAGAAGT